GTTCTTCACCCGTACCGTTTGTCGACGGAATGTTACCGCCGTTGACGCCCTGCGCGGCTTTGATCATCGCTTCGTGTTCGGCGGCTTCGTTAACCGCTTCAGCTTGCGTCGTTGCAGTGATGTTGCGATCACTACGAGCCGACGGGAAGCCGAGGGACGGATCGTCGATAGGCACGGCGCGCGTATTCGGCTCCTTGAGCCACAGCTCCTTGAGCAGCTCCAGATGAGCCGGATCACGGGTCATCGCTTGCTGCTCTTCGAAGGAAAGCTGACCGTCGGCCTCTTCGTTAAAGACGTGATAGCCGTGTGGCGCTTCCTTTGCGCGTACCACAGCTTCGTCGATTGCCGCACGAAGTTTGCTGCTCGGCGGCGCCTGCGGATCGATAGTTTCTTTTGCTTTCGACACTTTCGTGTGCTCCTAGTTGACTAAGCGCTGGGCTTAGTGCGCCGCGTTGAGAGTGGTCTGCACGAAGGCAATCGGCAGGTTCTTGCGCGGGAACTGACGCGTCCAGTTGGCGGCAGTTGCCAGTTCCGCGTTCGTCGGAGATTGGCCGACAACGCTTGCACTGGTGAAACTGTGGCCAGCGGGATGGAGCAGCCAGGTCTTGCGCTCACCGAAATATTCCAGACCGGCACCGTTGCCTTGCAGCGGTTCGCGGCGGATCTCGGAGGGATGGTCAGGCGCACCGACTCCGAAGCCGAATGCAGCTGGGCCGAAAATCGCCGTGATATACGCGACGTCACCGTTTGGTGCCGTGGTAGCTGTAGCAGGCATGGAATCGTCCATGATCACATTGGCGCCCATGTACGAACGAGTCAGAATACGACCATCGCTGTCACGCACGAAATCGATGTCGTCGTTCAGAGTCATCTGCTTGACGACCTGTGAGTGAGCAACGAGCGTCGAGAGGGTACCGATCGCATCGCCCATTGTGAACTGAGCATTCACGTAAGCGGTACGAGTCCAAGGACCGATTTGCACGAACACCATGTCGCTGGCATTGTTCGCGATGTTGGCCGCAAGGATACCCTTAGTTGCCGCGATCAAACGACGTTCCAGCTGGCGCTGCCAGTACATGTCGGTTCGGTTCTTCAGCGCCTGCATCGGGTCGTCGGAAATGAGTTCCTTGACGAGATCGGCCGAGCCCCACCACTGGTTCAGGTAGGACGTACGCGCAAGCATCTGGCCGGTACCGATCTTGTTCGGCACCGCGACGTCGGCGGGGTTATCGGTGGAGAGGTTGGGGAGGATCGTCTGGTCCAGATCGTTCCAGAACGGCATGTTGTAGATGTTGCTCGGGCCACGGGCCAGTTCGTCAAACTGAGGACTCGTTTGAACGATACCCGATTGCCAGAAGGCAACCTTTTCCGGCGAATCGACCGCGGTGTAATCTTCGTACACCGACGGCACGATTACGTCCGAGATGCGGACAAGTGCCATGTTTGCTTAACTCCGTTAGATGGTTGGCGTTTTGATCTTTTGGCCGCCCTTATGGGCGTCCAGCAGACGCTGGTATTCGGTCGGATTGTCCTGTTGAAGCTTGGCCTTTTCCGGACCAGTCAGGTCTGCCCACTTCTTGTCGGTAGCCTTGCCACCTCCGCCAGCATTCCCACCTGCGGCCTTTGGCCAAAAATGAGGAGCTTTTTCCTTGAGTGCTTCCACCCATTCGGACGGTTGAAACGGGGTTTTCGCGTCTTTGCCGAGTACGGGATCACCCTTTGCATCAAGCTGAACGGCGTTACCGTCGTCGTCCACAGTCCAGTTTGCCGCACTGGCGCGGAGAACAACATCGTCGATCGCTGTAGCTTCTACGCCCGCATCTTGCGCCGCCTTGCGGATTGCATTCGCAAGCGTAGAAGCCTTGTACCTGGAAGCGAGCCGCGCATTTGCGTCACGCTCATCTTCGACCTTTTTAAGTTGTTTGGCGTGATCGTCGCGCATCGTTGCCGTGCGGCGTTCGATCACTTCACTTGTCTTACCTTCAGCCAGAAGGCGCAACTCTTCGTTTTCAAGAAGCTTTTTCTGAAGCTCCTTGAGTTGCGGTACGTCGACACCGCCAAGCGATTCCTCAATCTGCCTCAGTTTGTCCTTGAGGCGCTTTTCTTCGGCAATTAACTCACCGTTCTTGTTCTTCAGGCCAGTGACCTGTTCGGCGACAGCCGCTTCGAGTGCATCCTTGAGAATCTTCTTGTCTGCTTCGTCGTTCGGGTCAAATGCCATGACGCACTTCCTCTAGTAAGATGCCAGCCTAGCCGGCGGAAAGATCTATGATACAATTTGGCGCGATTATACGCCAGCCTTCGCAAAAACGCTAGGGGCAATTTTACGAAGTTCCGCAAGCGTAATAGGCTCGAAGTTCTTATCGTATTTCAACGAAATGAACTTGGCCACACTAAGGCCACCATCAAGAAACAGTGCCGCACGTTTCACTCCAAGAGCAAGCTCAACAAAAGCGCGGTCTTGTTGTTTTAGCCAATCATAGTACGTAAAATTGTAATCGCTTGATGTATCCTTTGTCACCGGCACCATCATACAACGGCAGCTCATGTGAATCGGGCTGCGTGGACCGCTACCAACTGGATAAATATGGCCGTCGTGACCGCCGCAACGACTACAAGTGTTCTTCTCGAACAATGATGACCACAGTATCTCGTGGACGGTACTGCCTTCAAGCAATGCGTCCCGCAATGCGCTTACAGCGTGCTGAACTGCTGTATTGTTGACTGCAATCGCAGCTCTGTGAATCTTAGCAGATAGACCGTCTTGAAAGGATAGCTTTCTTGTTCCGCGGATATCTACAAGTAGGGAAGCGTTAGCACGTTTCTCAAAGGACCCACGCTTAAGAGCTCCAAATACTGCATTACGGGAAGTGTTCCAGAAAGAGAGAATAAAGACGTCCAAGGTACGACCCCGATCGTCTCCATCAATTCCAAGCGGCGCATCAAATACAGCACGCACGACTCTCTCGACATCAACTGTTGGGATTCCCCATACAACAGATTCAATATCAATCTGTTCACGGACGAATGCTTCAAGTGTCTTCCTGTAAGTCGACAATACTGGCGCGGCCGCAGCCTGCGCCTTCTGGTCAGCAATTGTAAGCTCACGCGCAAGCGCGTTATACTTTAGCTCGTTTAAATTCTCGTCAGCCAGCACTTCTCGAACGGATTGTTCGAGCTTTGTAATAATTGGCGTAAGAAAACGAAGCTGAGTTTGCTTATACCTCTCAACCAAAACTTGGAGTCTTAGAGCTTGTTGGTTTGCGTCCATTATTGGGTCCAGGAGTTGGAGCAGGTTTCGTAATCGCTGTTTCCTTGGCAAGAGCTTTGAGTTTATCCGCAGCCTCGGCTTCGACCTCAGCATCCATATCAGCATTCGTACGCTCAGGCGCCAACGCGCCAACACGCTTCAAATAATCACGCAAATCGGTAACTGGGAATGCGCCGGCCTGCCAAGCCTCAACCATCGCAGTAAGTTTCTGCGGGTCCATGACCTGTTCGTCAAACTTTTGGGTGATAGCAAACTTAGCGCCGTCAAACGCCTTGGCACTGCCGAACAAGCCGCACCAGCGCAACGCCCGCGTAATAGCTTCGCTGGCGTTGCCGGCACATAGGCCCAGTACGCTGGTACCCGTGGCAAGGTCGCCCGCTGCTTGCGTTGCGGTCTTAGTTATCTCACTTTGCTCAACAACACGAGCACCAATGGCAACCATCAGTTTCTCTTTGTTGTCCATGGCTTCCTTTGCCATCGTGTTCGCTTGTGCTTGCGTCATGCCGAACTGGCCATTCGCTGGAAGCAACAATACGTTTCTACTTCCGATGTAAATCCCTTGCTCAATGAGTTTATCGCGCCATTCGATATCCAGGCCGCTACACCATGCCTGCACTTGGCCACAGAAGAACACGCTGTCTTCGTAATCCGCACTATTGCGGAAATGGGCCAAATTCATGTTTGCGAGGCCGAGCAACGGGGCAACATCGCAATCAAGCAATGAATTAGACTTGGCACCAACCGGGGCGAACGGAATCTCTTTTAGATGGCGCGTAGCTGTACTTGGCAGCAGAATATCCGGCTGTTGATAAATCTCGTAATTCGCGTTGTTGCGGCCTTTCGTGCCTTTGTTGCCGTCTCGCCAAACTTCAACACTGACAATATCGTTATTCAGACGGTAGACTCGAAATTGCTCAATACAATCATCGGACCAATCGTTTTCTGGTTCTTGCACCCACTCGCGCAGTACGAGCAGTACAAGGCGACGCTTATCGTTATTTGACTCGTAGCGCCAATTGATAATATCTTCAGCGTTATAACCAATGATCGCAGGTCGGTCGTTGACAAGATCAGTGAGAAAACCGTGTCGACCAGTTTCCATCACGCCAGCCAGACCTTTCTGTGCAGCGTGGTAAATACTGACACCTTGCCCGTTCGCGTCGTCCGCAAGATAGTCAAATTTACCAAAATCTACGTCAGGATCTTTTGCAAACGCGAGACCAATAAGTCCGTCACGCGTACGACCAGTTGCATTAAAATACACAGCGCGCTCTCGATACTGCTGATTGCGCAGTCTATTTTCTGGACTTCTGTCTCCAGGATTCAAAGCGAGCAGCACACCAGGAAGGCGCTTGACTTCTTCCTCCCCATCGCAGCATGCGCGTACTTTCCTCCACGCGTTATATTGGCGCGTGCTAAAACGTTGATAATTAACGCTGCTCATTTCGAACCGACCTTTATTCCGTTTCCAGTAGCTGCGCCAATGTCGAGGACGCGATAGCGTGCCTCGTCACCAATGTGATCTTCGCTTTCGGTGTCAACGTCGTCAGGGTTTTCTTCGTCCCTAGGCAGCGTTGGAAACAATTTGATAAAATATCCGCATTCGCGGAAACAGAATAAGCCCGGTTTCTCTCGCGGTGCGTAAACTCGTTCGCCATCGGCATTTAAGATGAAGGGCCGCTTAGCGTTCGCCAACATCTTTCTGCATTCTTCCCATCCTAAGATGCGACTCCCAGCAGACTTATTCGATCTCTTCCAGGTAATGCCCTTATGCTTCTTACCGTCGATTGTTACCGGCAGATACATCGACTTTGCTACGCTCTTGCCTTCATGCTCATCCCAGATGGCATTATCAGCAGGGCCAGGAACGACGCGCGAGCGTATTCCCCAACCTATCTCCCTTTCTACTATACCACGCGCAATGTCTTCCGCAAGCATCCGTAGCCCGGTGTTAGCTTTCCCTGTCGTTCCGTACCATTCTCTAATTCGGAACGTATCCCCTTTAACAGTCTGTACACGACGGCCTTCCTTCGTAACATATTCGGTTCCGTCGGATTCGACCCACCAACCAATAGAGAAAGGCTTGCTTGATCCCCAGTCGAACGAACGGTCCACCTTCCAGCTGGAAGGAATAGCAAAGGCATCCAAGATGTGTTGATCCGAGTCCCACTCTTCATCAAACATACCTCCGGCCATTACATCCCAGTCGCCCATCAACCAAGCTTTGCGCTTGTTAGGGTCTGTGATCTCTTCCAGTGTTGCAATATATTCTGGATCAAGGTAAACGTTTTCGCGGTAGCTGCCAAAGATATGAACTTGAGTCTTTTCAATATCTTCACGGCGCTGTGTACGCGGGTTGAATACGTTTACTTTGCGGCGCTGAATCTCACATGGCTTACCCGGCGTGATAAAGCGTGCCTTGACCCAATTGTGGCCAACGCCGTGTGGATTGCATGTAGCAAAAATTTCCAGAGGCATATTCTCTGGAACCATCATGATTGGTTCACCGTCTTCGTCATAATCACCGCTCTCAACCAAGTGGTTTGGTGGTAAGTAAGACGAACGGTTGCACGACATCATCATGTCGAACAGGTTATCGTTCGGGTATTTCGTTAACTCGTTCCA